CGCTTCGTGAACGTGCAAAGAAGTTTGGGATTCGTAATTCTACTCTGATGGCTCTAATGCCAGCGGAAACTTCTGCACAGATTTCCAATTCAACTAACGGCATTGAACCACCACGTGGGCTTGTTTCTATTAAGCAGTCCAAGGATGGTGTTCTAAAGCAGGTTGTGCCGGGTATCACAAAGTACAAGAACAAGTATGAACTTCTGTGGGATCAGCCGTCTCCTGAAGGTTATATCAAGATTGTCGCTGTGTTGCAGAAGTTCATTGATCAGGCAATTTCTACCAACACTTCATATAATCCAAAGTTCTATGAAGACGGTAAGATTCCTATGTCAGAAATGTTGAAGCACCTTTTGATGATGTATAAGTATGGTATCAAGACAGGTTACTACTTAAACACCAATGATGGTGCTGGCGAGATTGAAATTAATGATCTTGCCCCCGGCGCTATCGATAACGAGGATTGCGATAGTTGCAAGATTTGATCAAAGACAAAACACGTGCAAGGCGTAGAAGTCTGAATAAGAAGGCCATAGAACGACAGAAGAAAATTGTCAAGTCCTATGGCCTTCCTGTTCGCAAAGAACACTCTTACGCTAAGACACACGCACTTACTTGCGGGGATTCACATTGTGTTATGTGTGGTAATCCCCGCAAATTTTTTAAACAACGAACAATTCAGGAACGTAAGTTCTTAGAAAGTATGGATGAAGAATAATGTCAGTATTTAACATAAATAATACAAAGTCTCATCTTGATCGTACATGCTTCTTTGACGAGCCAGTAGAGGTAGCGAGGTATGACAAGGTTAGATACCCGATCTTTGAAAAGCTTACAGACAAGCAGTGGTCGTTTTTCTGGCGACCAGAAGAGATTGACCTATCGAGAGACGGTAAGGACTTTAAGAGCCTTTCCGATCACGAGAAACATATTTTTACATCCAATCTTAAGCGCCAGATACTTTTGGACTCTGTTCAAGGTCGTGCACCTTCTTTGGCTTTCCTCCCAATTGTATCACTGCCAGAATTGGAAACTTGGGTCCAGACTTGGGCATTCTTTGAGACCATTCATAGTAAGTCGTACACTCACATCATACGCAACGTTTACGCAGACCCGTCAACAGTATTCGACGGTATGCTTGAAATCCAAGAAATCGTAGACTGCGCTAAAGATATCAGCAAGTACTATGATCAGCTAATTGTGGCTAACAATCAAATTGCACTGTTTGATCATGACAAAAAGCACATGTATGATCATAAGAAAGCTCTCTGGCTATGTCTCAATGCTGTTAATGCTCTAGAAGGGGTTCGTTTCTATGTCTCGTTTGCATGTTCGTGGAATTTCGCTGAGCAGAAGAAAATGGAAGGCAATGCGAAGATCATCAAGTTCATTGCGCGTGATGAGAATGTTCACCTTGCCTCTACTCAACAATTGCTCAAGATTCTACCAAAGGAGGATGCAGACTTTGCTAAAATCGCAGAAGAGACTAGGGAAGAATGCATCGATATGTTTTACAAGGTCGTTGCACAAGAAAAACAGTGGGCTAATTATCTTTTCAAAGATGGTTCTATGATTGGCCTAAACGAGTCTCTACTGTGTGACTACATCGATCATATTGCAGCAAAGCGTATGGGCGCACTAGGTCTTAATGGTAAGCCGGGATCAAACCCACTACCATGGACTCAGAAGTGGATTGCCGGTGCAGAAGTACAGGTAGCTCCACAAGAAACAGAAATCACAAGCTATATCGTTGGTGGTGTCAATCAGGACGTTACCACAGATACCTTTAAGGGATTTTCACTATGACCTGCCATACCACAGCAATCCTTAGCTTACAAGAGAGGGAAAAGGCATGTTGGGGTATGGCCAAGGTGTTTTTGGAAAATCGTGACGCTCATGGTATCCATGACATGGGCGTTGAAATACAGGCACTACAACGTGCTATCCAAGAAATAAAGAGATTAGGAGAACCTAACGAATGAAATGGATCAACTGTAACACATGCGATGAAGAGTTTAGAGTAATATCGGAGTCGCTAGAAAGCGTTGCATATTGTCCCTTCTGTGGGGATGATATTGTTGAAGAAGAAGACGAAGAAGAAGACGAAGAATAAGCTAATATAAATATCTCCACTAACATTGTGGAGATTGTTATGACTTGGTTATATAAGGGTGAAGTACTTACTGATGAAATGATTCCAGAGAAAGCCGAAGGTTTCATTTATATCATTAAGTACTTGCCCACAAATCAGCGATATATTGGAAGAAAACTACTCACAAAAGCTCATAGACGACAGAAGAATAAAAAGATTATTCGTACCAGAGTTGAGAGTGATTGGAGAGAGTATTGGTCATCTTCACCAGAAGTCAAGCAATTGGTGGAAAGTGAAGGGACCGACAAATTTGTTAGAGAGATACTGATGTTTGCCAATACCAAAGGCCAACTGAATTATCTTGAAGAAAAATTCTTGTATTGCGTAGGCGCATTGGAATCAGAGGAATGGCTGAATTCAAACATTCGTTCCAAGATGTTCAAGCGCAATATACTTAACAAACTTGACACAGGGGAAATCTCTTCTGTGTTACTTTCTATTAATAATTCTTAGCAAAGGGAATATATGAGTTGGCACATGTACTTGAGCACAAGCATTTAATTGTTCGCGCAGAACTAAACAATCCGCCTTACCTACCACACGAAATTAAAGATTGGATGCGTAAGCTTGTGGATAAAATTGGGATGAATATCCTGATGGGTCCATACGCAATCTATTCTGACATGGAAGGTAATAAGGGTCTTACCGCAGTAACTATCATCGAAACCAGCCACATTGCTATGCATGTGTGGGATGAAGTTGATCCGGGTCTTATGCAACTAGATGTATACACCTGTTCCACTTTAGATATTGATGATGTGTTTGCTGCTATTGAAGAATTCGAACCTGTGAAGGTGGAGTACAAGTACATTGACAGAGAAAATAGCTTGACTCTTCTGGATATTCGTGTAGAATAATAGACATATACCCTATAAGGTATATTTTGTGTTTATACCCTCTGGGGTATAATGTTATTAACAGTAGTAATGTTAAAATGAAAGGTGATGTTAAATGGGTAAGAAGGTAAAGCGCAAGACATACGTCTCAAAGGGTGAGCGTCATTCAGTTGCACGTTCAACCGTTAAGGCAGTCAAGCGCGGTGTTTCCTTGATTGAGAAGGAACTAAATAGGCTTGCAGCGTGGAAGGCTGGCAAGAATCCTTGGGTTACTGTACCCGGTCCTTCGTCCAATATGCGTTTTGTTCGTAAGCGCGCCAATGATGTATGGGGCGATCCACGTTTTGCTACAGCAAACATTTTCGGCAAAATGAAAGGTGACGAATGAACGTACTTGTATATAGTAAGAAGCAGTGTTCCTTCTGCGTAAAGGCAAAGGCTCTGCTAGATATGAAGAATATTCCCTATCGTGAATCAGTAATCGGTGAGGATATTCTTCGTGAAGATTTTATGTCAATCTTCCCAGAGCAAAGGTCTGTCCCGCTTATCATCATCGATGGTCAGAAGGTCGGCGGATATCAGGAACTAGTAGAATACTTGGAAAATAGACCACAGTTCCTATCTGAATAATTCTTTATCGTGTGAAAGTAATACTATGACCGCAGCATCAACATCTAATATTGAATTGCTTAAGGCCGCACAGTTTACTGCACCACATGATCCAAGCTTAAAGAATCAAGACCTTATTGAACTAAATGAGTTGAATAAGAATTCAAACGGGGGCACTGAGTTAACTACTCGTGCCCTTTTTGATCAGATTCCAAGAGAACAATTGGAAAAGGTGCAGATTATCACTTCAAGAGTGCGTGACCTTGATCCTAATCGTATCAGAATCTATCATCTACATGATCTAGCTATGGACCCAGAGTCCGCACATCTGAGCGACCCTACAAGCAGAAATCGCTTCCATAAGCTGGTGTTCTCATCTAACTGGCAGTATCAACAGTTTCGTGACGTTCTAGGCATTCCATATTCACAACATTCAACTGTGATCGAAACTGGTGTTCATCCTATCGAATTTGTTCAGAAGCCTAAGGACAAGATTCGCCTAATCTATACATCAACACCACACCGTGGTCTAGAGCTTCTAGTACCAGTTTTTGTGGAGCTTGCCAAGCGTTATCCTGAAATTGAGCTAGACGTTTTCTCATCATTCGGTATCTATGGTTGGGAACAACGCGACAAGCCATATGAACCATTGTTCAAAATTTGCCGTGAGCATCCACAGATTAATTATCATGGCTGGCAACCAAACGAAGTTGTAAGAGAAGCATACAAGAAAGCACATATCTTCGCATATCCTTGCATCTGGCAGGAAACATCTTGCCGTTCATTGATTGAAGCTATGTCCGCTGGCTGTATGGCTGTTCATCCAAATTTCTCTGCACTTACAGATACTTCTGGTGGACTTACTGTCCAGTATGACGGTGATCAGGACGCTAATATACATGCCAATGTATTCGCCCACACCCTAATGTATGCCATTGAAAACATTAGAGATAATGATCATACAAACCTATTGCAGTATATCAAGACATATACCGATAACCGTTTTGGTTGGGATACCGTAGGATTTAAGTGGAGAGCACTGGTTGATTCCTTGATTAAGGACTATCCACTATGATCTACATGGTTGACATTGACGATACAATATGTCATACACCAAAGATTGATGGTGTCAATCGTTATGACCTTTCTACTCCAATGCCAGAAAGAATTGCGATAGTCAATAAGCTGTATGACGAAGGACATACCATTAAGTACTGGACTGCTCGTGGCACTAGCACTGGAAAAGATTGGTACGAGTTTACCAAGGAACAGCTAGCTACTTGGGGTTGTAAGTATCATGAATTCAATGTTGGAAAGCCATCATATGATATCTGGATCGATGACAAGGCATTGAATTGTGATGATTATTTCAATGTTATGGAGTTGATATCATGAGAATTATGGTAACTGGACACCGTGGCTACATCGGTTCTGTTATGGTTCGCTTTTTAAAAGAACAGGGACACTTTGTTCTTGGAGTTGATAGCAACTATACCCATATGCCGATTGACTTGGTTACAGACAAATACATAAGCGGAAGTGTTGGTGAATTGCCTGTAGCACAAGCTGCATTAGAAAATAACATAGACTATATATTTCATTTCGGTGCTTCTGCATCTGTTGGGGATTCAGTCACCAATCCATCTTTATATTACTGGAATAATCTTGGTGAAACTGCGAAGTTCCTAGGTAATCTCCATAGAAAAGGATGGAAAGGTAAGTTTATCTTTTCTTCTACCGCTGCTGTATATGGCGACAAGTTTGATAAGCCAATCATGGAAGGATACTCAAAACAGCCATGTAACGCATATGGCCATAGTAAGCTAATGTGTGAACAGGCTATCCATGACATTTGTCCTGTTGCTGGCATAGATGCAGTTATCTTTAGATACTTTAACGTTGCTGGTGCCTATGGCACTGCTGGTGATCATATGGATTCAGACCATATCATACCAAAGATTTGTGCTTCTATCCACAATGGCGGTCCTTTTATCATAAACGGAAACGACTATGGCACTAGAGACGGTACATGCGTAAGAGACTATGTACATGTCGTTGATGTATGTCGTGCTCATCTACATGCCGCAGAGTGGCTAGAAACGATGCCTGAGGCAGGTGTACATACTTTCAATCTAGGTTCGTCACAGGGATTTACCAACAAAGAAATAGTAGATAACTTTGTCGTTCCTGTTTACCATAAGTATGGTCCAAGGCGTGACGGCGATCCATCTACCCTGATTGCTGACAATAAGAAGTTTATTGAGTGGACAGGTTTTGAATATACCCATACCAACTTGAAAGAAATACTTACAAGTTCATGGGAATGGTATAATAAGTGTATAACAAGGAATATGAAATGATTTTGGCTAAGGCTCCTATGAGAGTTTCGTTTTTCGGGGGTGGATCAGATATCCCGTCTCACTATAAAAGGTGGGGCGGGTCTACTCTTTCCACTGCTATTGATAAGTACGTATATGTTGCTGTTGGCCACACACCACACAACCATATCAAGATTTCCTATGCTAAACAAGAAGTTGTTACACATGTGAACGATATCAAGAATGAGATTGTTCGCAACGCACTGAAATACTTCGATATTGATTCCAACATTGAAATTAATTCATTTGCTGATATCCCTACAATGGGAACTGGTCTTGGTGGTTCATCATCATTTACCTGTGCTCTTGTCGCTGCATTGGCAGAGTATAAGGAACTGGAATACAATCCTTTCCAAATTGGTGAGACAGCATGTCAGATTGAAATCGAAATGTGCGGCTGGAATATCGGCAAACAGGACCAATATGCCGCTGCATTTGGTGGAATGAATTATATCAAATATTATCCTGATGATAGAATTAAAGTACAAAAACTAGACGCAAATTATATCGATCATTACATGATCTTGGTCCCTACTAACATCACTCGCCATGCTGCTGAAATTCTTGATAAGATCAACATGCCTGACAAGAATTCATTGATCATGGAGCTATCAAAGCAAGCTGATTTCCATGCAGAAGGTCTACCAGACTATGACTTTTACGCTAAGTCTTTGAATGAAGCTTGGAAAATGAAGAAGTCTCTACAGACAGACATTTCCAATCCTGAAATTGATTTGATGTACGATAGGTGCTTGACTGCCGGTGCTAAGGGTGCTAAGCTACTCGGTGCTGGTGGTGGAGGCTATATGCTTGCACTTACCGAAGACAAAGATAGAATCAAAGAAGCATTCTCAGATAGAGTTTGTTTAGACGTTAAGATCGCACAGGAAGGAGCGAAAGTTGTCTACAGAGATTAATCCAATGGAAGCCCTATATCAGGCACATAGTGCCACTGTCAAGTATGGTCTGGATTCCATCAATCAACATAAGCTAGAAAAGGCTGGCGATACGCTTGTACGTGCCGCTAAAGAGCGCCGCCATGTGTATACTATTGGTAACGGTGCTTCTGCTGCTATTGCACAGCATTGGGCATGTGATCATTTCAAGGGATGCTCCAATCTTAATCCAGAAGAAGGAAAGTTTTTAAAACTAAAGACTATTTCCCTGTCTGCCAATATCCCATTGATGACTGCCATTTCAAACGATATCTCATACGATGAAGTATATGCATATCAGGTAGAGCGTCTTGGTGCTCCTAGTGATGTTCTGGTGACAATTAGTTCATCTGGTAATTCGCCAAATGTTGTACGTGCTATTGAAGCAGCTATTAAAGAAAAGATGTTCGTTATTTCTTTAACTGGTTTCACTGGTGGTAAAGCCAAAGAGCTAGCAGACAATTACGAGCATGGTATTTCATTGCATGTAGACGTACAAGAATATGAAGCAGCCGAAGATGTACATCAAGCTATTATGCATATGCTTGCCAAGTACATTCGTTTAAAATTATGGACTTGACACGACCTGAAACATTGTGTACACTAGAGGTTCTAATTACATAAGGACTAACTATGTCACTAAAAACAACCAAAAAGAAGGTGCCAGTGTCAAGGGCTGTAACAAAGTCCATTGACCTTAAGCACTATGGCCTAGAGCCAACCGATATCACTGGCATGTGTCTGACCGATGTGTACAACTGGTACAACTATATGCACGAACAGGATCAGGCACGTGAATGGCTTCTAGAGTATATGAAGAAGTCAACCGATTTCGTCAAGGGCGATTTGGAAGCTGTAAAGCGTCTGCCAAAGTATGACATTCCTACCACTGTAGGTTGGATTGCTCGTATCTTGATGAATGGTAACAAACTAGAAAATCTGAATTACTTTAACACTCGTACCGCTGAGCTTATTGCACGTGGTAGGATGATTAGGGAAGAGAAGGAAACAACAGACAAGCCTACTGTCAATGTACATGAACGTGCTGCTGTCAAGATTGATCTACTCATCACAGACATTGAAGAGCAAATTGATCTTGACGAATCGTTTAGTGTATATGAATTCTTGAAGGCACGTGAGGCAACTGTACAAGCTGCCAATGCGATAAGGGACCGCTATGCACCTATTCTTGAGGAAGTTTTACTAGATGATCCTCAGGTAAAAGAATCGTTTGGTAAAAAGCTAAAGAGCCAACAAAAGTTCTGGCAGACGTTCATTGATGACTGTGATCGTTATGCTGGTAATAAGAAGGCTACCAAGGTACGTAA